CTTGCTGTTGTAGCTTATTTACTGCATTGTTGTAACCATTTAACCATACAGGTATTCTTTCATCGTTTTTAATAAAAGGTTCTGCTTCCATAAGAGCACCATATAACAGTACATCTGGTGCATTTGCAGTAAGCCAATTGTTTGTTACAGTACCTGATGAGCCATCACCTAACGGTGTAAACTTTTCATAAAAAGCCATCTCTACTGTATATGTTGAATCTGGTATAGGTGCTAGTTGTATTTCGTCACCTATTAATGTGTAAGCCCTAGGCTTACCTGATGTTGTGCTACCATACAACCTGTCCATCATCTCTGGTGTAATATATTCAAGAGGTGTAGTAGGATTTGTATTGAGTTGCATGTTACGCATTTGTATGTATCCACCGGGTAGCTGAAAGTATTGTTGGTCTGCTGTAGTTACCATTGTACTTCTTACTTCCATAGGTCTAATGCGTAGCTCCCTATTAAGTCTAGCTTCTGCTAGTGCAATAAAGTCTGGTATTCTTGAAGTCAAGTCTGACCTATCTAACCAGTCTGCTACTGCATCTTTTAATTCTGTAAATGTACCTAATGCCATTATACTTTTCCTTTAGTAGTTCTCCAAGGAGCGTTGTCTGGGTGGTTTAACCACTCTCTCATTTTTTCTTGGTTTCCCCATACACCTTCTCGCATCATCTTCTCTACTACAATCAGAGGTATTCTTGCTACTCGGTGTGAAAACTGTGAGTCACCTTTGTATTTGTTTCTAGTACCTGCATTAAACTTATCTTGTTTATTAAAGTCAGCTACTTTCTTGACTGCCTTATCGTTTTGTCCACTAGCGACAGTAAGGCTTCCGTCTAAATTTGTTATTATTTTAGTATCAATTGCCATAATGTAAACCACCCCAGTTGCCTAGGGTGGTAGTAGGTTAGCTATTAACCAGTAGTGTATCTAATCTTACCGTTAGCAGCTTCGTTGCCACAACGTAGACCGTACTCAACTAGAAGCATCTTCTTGTCTGAGTCACCTTCTTTAGCGATGTCCACAGTTTGGAAATCACGAAGGTAATCAACTGACCACATGTCGTGGTCTAGGAAGTATACAACATCTTGGTCACAGTATCTGTCAAGAGTGATGTTGAATGTACCAAAGTCTGATACATAAACATCTACTGCATTGTAGATTGACATATTGTCATCTGATACTGAGCGTACTGCATCTGCACGACCTGACATTGCTGTTACTAACTTCTTGTTAGTAGCACCAAGTAGCATAGTTGAAGGCTCTCCACCAGCATTCCAAGTAGACTCTGCTACTGCAATGATGTCGGCCTCAACAACTGCTGCGTGTGAACCAGAAGTTCCAGCGTCAGTTACGTTAGTTGCAATCCAGTTGGCAGCACCTTTAGTCTCACGAGCTGTTGATGCGTTACCCGCAACAGCAGCGTTGTCAGCTAGAAGTGAAGTCTCCATGTCACGCTTAAGCTCTTTAGAAGCCTTAGCGAGTTGGTGAGCCATCTCAGATTTTTTACCTGCGTTGTTTACTTTCTCGTGCGTACCAGAAACTTCAACAACTTTCTTACTGATTTGAGTGTAGTTACCCAAACGAGTAGTAGCAGTTGTTGCAGCAGTACCGGCAGCTGCGCCCTCAACATGAACATTCGTTCCAGAAGCAGCAGCTAATGCATCAGTTTGCCACTCAAAGTAAGTGTTAGCAACCGTGCCTTTACCTGCAATACTCGATAGGAAGGGAGTATCAGTTGGGGAAATGTCATAGATTACATCAGACAATTCCTCACGGATTGCTGTTGCATCATAAGTTTTGAATTGCGTAGGCATTTCATTTTCTCCATATTAAAGCATATCATAAAATACAGAAGCGGCATCATCTTGTTTGCCTGACTTCTGCAACCTTGCACGCTTTTTCTTAATGGCATCTACTGCTGCTTCTTCTTTAGAATTACCTCTTCCGGACTTCTGTACTTTAGGAACTTTCTTGACTGCTTTTTTCTTTGGAGCTACTTTCTTTGTTAGCTTATCATATTCCATAGCTTTCTTAATTACTAATACACTACGGTGGTCTGCTAACTGACTAATTTCCTCAGGTAAAAAGCCTACTGATTTAGCATACTCTCGTATGTCTTTTTTAATAGTAGAGTCTTTGTCCTTCCACTCAGGTAAAGCATCAACTAGCTTGTTGTATTCTTGTTGAACAAACTGTGCTTTAGCTCTTTGCATCTCTTCATTTCTTTCTTGTTGTATGAGAGCTTGCTGTTGAGCTACGTTGTTTACTTTTTCCTGTGCATCTCTGTACTCATCCTTCTTAATCATGTATTGATAAGGGTCTTCTGCTTTTAGAGTTTCCCAATCAACACTATCAAATTCTTGAAGTTTGCTGCTCTGTTGCTCTTGCAACATTTGTAAGCCATTTGCGTACATTTGCCTCTCTTGCTCTAGCCTTTGGCGCTCGGACTGGATTGCCTCCGTCTCCTTACGCTGCTCTGCTAATGCTTGAGACTTACGAGTATAGTCAGCTTGCCTTTGGTATCCGTTCTTAAGCTCATCAATACCAACCTCAAATTCTTCTCCGTCTACCTTAATGGTGTACTTTAAATCTTCTTCGGCTACGATTTCAGTTTCTTCTTCTTCGTCTACCTCTTCTTCGGTTTCTTCTTCAGCTTGTCCTTCTTCTTCTTCGGGGGCTTCTTCTTCTACCTCTTCAGCTTCCTCTGTTTCCTCAACCACTTCCTCGTCAACAGTGGGTTCGGTTTCCTCGCTTGCGGTTTGCTCTTCTGAGTCCCACATACTTAGGATTTGGTTTGCAGCTTCTTCACTTGAACCTGCTTTTGCTCTATCAAATATACCTTCTTGGGTGTTCTCTACGGAATCCATAGGTCTTTCTCCTCTATTGTGTTAAAAATTCTTCTTGCTCCCTTTCAGCAAGTTTGCCTGTTTCTAGCACTGATGTTATATGTTGATTAACTAAATCAAGTGCTTTAATTGTTATATACAATCTATCTCTTTCCACTTCCTCGGCAACTTTGGTATCAAGTAAGTATTGTATTAATGCTTCCTTGACTGTGGTCAGAGCCTCTATGTAAAGAGGATGTTCTAAAATCTGTTTAGCTTGGTCAGCCCTAGCTATTTCTTCTCCCTTCTTCCCCATATTAGTTTCCTATTTTAACAGCTCGTTCTTGTTCTCTCTCCAATACAAGCTCTTGTTGTTTAAGTGCAAGCTCTGCTTTCTTAATCTCAAGTTCCTGTGCTTTGATTTGCATTTCTACAGTGGCTTCTTGCTTCTTAAGCTCTAAGTCTTGCTGTGCTATCTCAGCATCAATCTGCATTTCTTGTTGTTTAAGTGCAGACTCCTGCTGTAGTTTCTGTAGTTTAACTTTTATTTCCTCTGCCTTAAGCTGTGCTTCTGCTTGTTTAGCTTGCTGCTCAGGTGTAGGCCCTTGCTGTTGTGGAACTTGTGCATCACCCGGGTCTGTAATAAAGTCATCTACATTCTTCATACCCATAGCCTTTATCTGCTCGGCTACTAGATTATATATGTTCTTAGGCTTTAATAACATCCCTGCTTGTGGGTGTTGTGCAATCATTTGTATTGTCTGTGACAACCTACCTAGGTGCATTAGGTTCATATCCTTGTTACCAAAACCTAAACCAACCTGTGCAGTACAGTCCATCTTAGTCTTCCACTCATGTGGATACAGATTGACCCACTTGTTATTTAATCTTACAAGTTTCTCAGGCTGTTCAAACTTCTGTACTAGTTGGTACACACTCTGTGCTAGGTCTTTCATTCCTGTCTCAGCAAATACTCTAGCTATTAATTCAATCTTCTGCTGTGCTGCGGTCATAACTTGGCCTATGCCTGTAGCAGTCTGATGCGACTTTAACGCACCTTCAGACAGACCCATTGAATTCTTACTAACACCTGTTCTTTCTTCTCTGATACTGTCTAAGTACCCTAGCATGTTGAATGAGTTAGCATCTAATTGTGGTGTTCCCAGTGGGTTAACAGCACCCGGTGTGCGTACTCTTACAATACCACCCGGTCTAGAAGTCATTAGGTCATCTAAATTCGCTTGTCCTTCGACTACTTCGTATCGCCCATTGTTTGTTAGGTACATGTTGTCTAACAAGTTACGCATTAATGTAGTCTTAATTAGTTGAAGGTCAGAGATTAAGTCATATATACTCAGACCGTAAAACTTATGAGGCATTGGTATAGGTGTAAGGGAGGAGAAGGGAACACTATCCACAGCCTCATTGTCTAACAATTCATCTCCAACCTTCGTTACTTTTCGTAGTTCGGCAATGCCATCGTTATCAAAGTCTACTCTTAGATAACATTCCGTAACCCAAATTCCATCATCAATGTCACCCTCTGGTGAATTGTCTTGTTCGTGTGAGAATCTAGAAAGTCTTTCTGCTTTATAGTTTGCCTCATCATTATTGAATACATTTTCAATTTTTGATTTAGGGTATCCTTGTTCTATTAACTCGGACTTAGTTCTCTTAACTCTGTGAGCAACAAACCTTGCACTGTCTATTGACTTAGCATATTTGTCAATTAAAAATTCTTCTGGTGGTACAGCTTCTATTCTAACTTGACCATCTTCATATGTTCTACTAACTACAACATCGTGTGTTACTGGCTCTAATGAAACCTCATCACTATTTTCTAATCCATTGGGAGTGTGCTCTAATACCTCTACACCATCATCTAATAGTAGTGCAGTAAACTCTTCTTCTGTTAAGTTCTTGTACTCTTCTCTTAGAGTCTCGCTACTGTCATCCCAGTAGTGCTTAACTATACCATTCTTTTGTAAGAGTGCATCCTTGAACCATTGGTATATAATATGAAATCCTGGATTTTGTCTCATGATTACATGATTAACATAATCAGTAGACTGCTTTGCCATCTCTACATCTTCTGGGCCTTGTGGTTCAAACTGTACTACCTTATCGCCCGAAGTAAATATCTTCATAAGGCTTGGCATAATCCATTCGATTACATCAGCTACATCTCTTGTGACAATCTGTGAGCGACCTTCCTGCTCGTTACCATACCGTTTACCGTAGTAACGGTCTAGTGCATCAGAGCGCTGCTCTGTTAGCTTACCATCTTTATAACCTAGAGCTGAGTGTATCTCCTGCTCTAAGTGGGCAGCAAGCTCCCTTTTTGTCATTTTTGCCATATACTATTTACCTTTATTTGCAGGCTCTTGTGCCGGTTTTGCCGGTGGTTGTGACATGTTAACAGCTTTCATAATATGCTTGATGTCTTGAACCTCTTGCAATATTTCTAATATTTTATTTTCTAGCCACTTTGGATTCATACCTTCTCCTTATACTATCCAACTCAAATCTGTCTCAGGCATCTTCTGTCCCCAGACACTGTCGTTACCTGTGAATACTACATCTGTTACACACAAGTACCTAAATGCATCGCTAGCATGTGATGTCCAATCGTGGACTGGTCTTTGAGACCAAATCTTTTTCTTGTCATCATAACTACTTCTATACTGTAGCAATGCTTCTAATCCTTTCTTAGTTTTCTCTTCGTCAAACCAACACTTGTTTAAAAAAGTTCTGGTAGTGTCAATACCATCCATTACTTTTAACTTTGGTGCTACTTGAAAGTCAATGCCTAGGTCAAATGCTAGGTCTCGTCTTGACTTACCAGTAGAAAATTCTCTAACTACTATGTCGTGTGGTGCTATGTGTGCACCATATTGGTAGCCTTTTTGTTTAAGTACATCTATATAGTATGGTAGTCCTTCGTTTGAACCTTCAAAATAATCTATAATATGTACTGCTTTACCTACAAACTGGCAGAACCAAATTGAGGTTGCATCGCTTACCCCTAAGTCCCAAGCTGTTACTACTTGTTTAGACGGGTCATAAGGGACTTTCCCCACTCTGTCTTCTTCATAAGCAGTTTCAATCTGAGGCGCATAATACGCACCTCTAAGAGCAGCCGACCAAGAACACTCGTACTCTTGTTGGTATTCAGTTTCTGCCATGTCTTGCTTAGCCAGTTCCAGTTCTTCATCATCTAATATCCCGGTTTCACTCGCCTTGTACAGAAATCTGGCCCATCCCTTCTTCTCTGGGGCAGAGTGGTATATGTCATAAAATTCGTTCTTTCCTTTAGGTGTACCAATAAATATTGCATACCCCTTTCTATCGCTTAGTGCCGGCCTTATAACTTCAGAGAACATCTTAGGATTCATCTGAGCGTACTCATCAAGCACGACCCCGTCTAAATAAATTCCCCTGAGAGTGTCATAATTATCTGCACCGTATAACTGTATCCTCGCTCCCATAAAGTCGGCTCTTAGTTCTGCCTCATTAAACTTTACTTCGGGAAATACAGCACACAATCTTTTTAATTCATCCCATGCTACTGTCTTTGCCTGCTTAAACAATGGTGCTATGTATGCATAGCGTGGCTGTCTTTTGCCGGCTTGTATGTCTTCTACAGCACTCTTGATTAACTGATTAATTGCAAATACAGTCTTACCAAACCTCCTGTGACATACAACTACATTAAATCTATCTAGATTAGTATGTAAGTGTTTCTGTAAATCCCTAGGTGTATAGGGAATTACAATAGATTTCCTCTCCTCTTGCATAAATACTAGTGTACTTTGCCTTCCTTATTCCTTAATATTTGATTTGCATCTGCAATGTCAGCTTCATCGCTAGCCCATTGTATATCAAACTGTCTATCCTCTACAACAACGTGGTGTTTCGGAGACCATCCGGCCTGAGTCTTTAACCAAAACGTAGTCATGCTAGGAGATTCACCACTGACTGCCATTTCGTATGCAACACCTGCAACTCTTGCGGTGCGCTTCTCTTTACCTACAGTTAAGTTGTGTGAATAGTATTTATTTAGGGTGGCATTAGAAATACCCATGATTTTAGCTATAGTATGTTGGTCTAATCCTATACATACCATCTCCTCTACCTTAGAATAATCGTCATCCGTAGGTTTATACGTCTGTCCACGCTTGATTCTAGACTTTTTACCACCTGCTGCCTTAGATTCTTTACTTAGTCCACCAGTTGGTCTGCCTTTCTTACGCTCAATCTTCAATACAGCATCAGCAGGAACTATTCCTTTGGCTGAAGCTACTGCATAACGTAGTTCTTCTTCTAATTCTTTTTCTATTTCTCTAATTTCGTCTTCCGAATCTACAGAAATTGTACCTTTGTG